GGCGGCGGCGGCGGCGTAGGCGGCGTTGGCGGCGGCGTAGGCGGCGGCGGCGGAGGCGGCGTAGGCGTCGGCGGCGGCGGCGTAGGCGTTGGCGGCGGCGGCGGCTTCCCTTAGCTTCCTCCAATCGACTGCATCCTTGCTGCCATCAACTACTCCCTGATACGCGTCGGCGACATCCTGAATTGCCTTTTTGGATTTCTCTTGCCTTGCGAACTGCAACACGCCCCATTTCTTATCGACTAGGAGCCATACGGCGAATTGCGGCCATACGAGCGAAAGATCAGCGCCTACTTTTATCGAAGTAAGAAACTCTTCAGGCCATTTCTTTGAGCGTCCGCTGTCCAGTGCCTCGAAAATGCCGTCTTCTAGCCTCGCAAGAATGCTCGGAATTCCTAATTCACTCTCGTAGGCGGCATGATTGCCGGAATGAATCGTGCATCCCACCGCGCAGCCCTTGCCCTTCTCCCAGTATTTGCCGTGAATCAATTCATCGGCAGCGATGTGCGCTTGCACTCTCGCCAAATACTTCGCCTTGATCTCTTTATCGCCATGGTATGCGAGCATCATCGTCCTTGTTCCTTCTGGCGCTTCGCCACGGCCTGCCTCTGCCGGGCAAGCGTTGATTGGCCCAAAATGGATTTCATCTGCTGGATGGAAACATCGCACATTCTGATAAATCCGAGCTCTTCTTCTGGCAGTCGCATTAATTTTCTAATGGAATTACCTGCATAGCACTGCGGATGCTGGTAGTCTGGAACATTCCCAGCACATCGGGTGAGATTAACGCAAATCACTAACCGGAGATCGTTTTCATCACGTTGAGGCCGATATATTCCTAACTCTCCACATTGCGAGCAAACCCTAAGCCTCCGCACGTCATGGGCAGTGATTATCACTGGCGCTTTCCCCTGGCTTGGATGGCAATCTTTTCAACGAAATAGATAGCTAAGGCTCTTTCGAAGATAGTTCCAATGAAACAACCGAGCTCCTTGGCTTCCTTGCGGGCTGCATCCACAGTCACTTTCGACAGCTTAACGCTTTCCGTTTTACGTGCCATGGGCGCATACTACCATAGTGGAAATCAGTGTCAAGACCTAATTTGCGGTCACCGCACTTTAATTACATACACGTCGGTGCAGTTGGTGGGCGTCTGGAAGTTCGCCGGGCAGCCTGCCTTCGCATAAGCCATGTTGCTGTCGAAGGAAACGTACTTGCCGTCGCGGCTGATTGCAGCCTTGGGATTTGAGTTGAAGTCCTCGGCGCTGCGGGAGTAAGCGCGTGCGAGTCGGTACACGTTCGCAGGATTATTCTCTGCATCGATGCGCACAAGGATGATTTCGTCCTGATAGAGAAGCCAGTTCGCCGCTGTCGGTGCGGCATACGTCGGCGCGTTCGAGAACCATTCGGGGCCGGGGGTCGAGTTGTCGAAGAACGAGAATGCAACCCACGGCTGATTCGGCCCCCCACCGCGATAACTCGTGTGCCATGCGGGCAGCGGATGCGGCAGAACTTCATCCAGTAAGCAAACTGCTTTCGTGATGTCGTAGAGCTGGCGCACATCTAGGCCCCAGCCGCTTGCACAAGCATTCACATCGCCCGCTACAGTACCGCCATTGTTGAGGCCGATGAAAACCGGAACGCCATTGCGGTCTAGCCCGTTGTCGATATGGTTCGTGTAGTCCTGCACATGCGGCATCGGCAAGGTGCCGTTCCAAAGCTTCTGTCCTTGCTCCGGTCCAGGGCCATCGGGCGCAAAATCAATCAGCAAATCGTTCTTCACAGTTTGCGTAATCGAATGCAGGCAGGAATTATTCGGCCCGTTGATCAAGCCGGTACACGCGGTTGTGTAGACCGGCCCTTTTGTGTTCGTCGTGAAGTCGTAGCTGAAGGCATTCTCTGGACTCTTGCCAGTATTGTCGCCGCCGACGATCACCACGTGCTTGCCGTCGTAGGAAACGTCCATCTTGTCCATGAAGTTTATGAACGGGTATTCGGTGAACTGGTGCAGGACCGAGACGGCCACTGCTGGCGGCGCAATCGTGCCCTTCATCATGTAGTTCTGGAAGGTGTAGTAGAACACGGCGGGATTCGTCGCGTCCCAGGCAAACCAAGTATCGTTTGATCCATTCGCAATCGTGCAGGACTGCGAATTATTGCAGTTCGGCATCGCGGCGTATCCCACGACCATATTGCCCGCGAGGTCCGTGACGAAGTGCCCCGCCGATGAGCCGAGCATCAGGTAGGTGTCGTTCGCGTTGAACGGCGAGACCTGCGAATAGCCGTGGCTCTCAGGCAGATACTTTGTGCCTGACCAGTCAAGTACGTCCCGCGAGGAATCGGTGATCCGCGTCACCGTGCAGCCAAACGTCGGGTCCACGTAGCTTTTGCCTTTCGCGGGCGGAACGAATGTGTCCCAATCGGCAGGAACGAGCGTTGTGCGGTTATTCGACTTGCCGCAGGTCGGCGTTGCAATCGAAGGCGCAGGCGGGGCGGAAACACCCGTCACGGTAATCGTCACGGTCTGTCCGGGAGCGACGGTAATGTTAATCGGAGTCTGCGCTAACGCGGCAACGGCAGCGACTACGATCAAAGCTATTGCGAGGATAAGCGAGCGTTTATTTCGTTTCATTGAGCTAGCCTTTCGTCCAATTCTTCTGATTCTCTGCCTGCCACCGACGAATAGCTCGTAATTCTTGTAAAATTAGAAACAACGCATCTTCAACGCTCGAATCATGCGGTGATTGAATTTCACTGCGCAAACTTTGGCAAATGTTATCTAGCAATTCCAGCCTGTCATCGCTCACGCCCTCACCTCCGGCCCTGCGCCTACATGGAGCGCCTTGCGCCTCAATGCCAATGTTCTTTTACCTCGCCGCAGATTGGGCAGGGGAATTTGCTGCTTACCGGGTAGCGCCCTGCCGCTCCGTGATGCCGTCCGCTTCCGCCTGTCTTTTTAGCTTCCGCCGTGCGCCATGAAATGCATTCAGCATTCATCCGCGAGATTCCATTCGGGCAACAGAAGCAAGATTTAGCGCCGCGCAATTCGTAGAAGTCGTCCAGCGCAACGCGTTCCATCGTTTCGCGCATCTCGCTCATGCGGATTTCTTTTTGCGGCAATCACAGAGAACTGCCCACTTTTGCCCATTTGCATTTGGTTTTTCTGTAAGTCTAAATCCTTCGCCTTTGCATATCTCGCAGTGCGAAGGTTCTATTTCGGGTATTTGTTCTGGCCGTCTTTCGGCGGGAGCCGATATAGTTACGGCATTCCTGATCTGCGCTGGTGTCGGCATGTATTCAGAATGGTGCGCCAGAAGATACCTCGTAGCCCGGATAATCTGAAACCCTTCAAGACCATCAAGTCCGATTGCGTAGGCCATTACCCCGATCTCAGTGAGTTCGTGTCGGAAGGCTGCGCACAATAGGCGCAATGATTGGTCCAGTGCCTCCGAGAACTTTATGGATTGCGTCGGCTGATCGGTTGTCTCGTTCGATTGCTTTTGATGCTCCATTCCCATTTGCTCCGTTCATCGGAATTTTAATGCGGTCGAGCCAATTATTTGCAAACCTACCGAAGCTGCGGTAATTCCGGCGATTGGTCACGAGCCATGAATCCATTTTCAAATATTCGCTACTAAAGTCGGCTCCTTCAAAAGCCTTGCTCATAACTTCGTGTTCCTCATTGGTGATCTTAAGTTTCTTTCCCTGGAAATATAATTGCCGGATGTTCGGTGCCGTTTCCCGAACTCCGGTATCTTTAGGACGGTTCTCTTCTAAGGTTAAAGGACGGTTTGGGTGCAATGGTTGCACCCCTGAATGGCGATTATTGCACCCCCCTATACGCTCATTTGCACCCGGTGCAATGGTTGCACCCGGTAGGGGTGCAGTATTTGCACCCGTTAGGAAATTAAGGCGGTAGCTGTTTGGTCTATCCCAAGTAGCGCCTTTTTCGATAGAAATTTGCTTTGAATCTCGAAGGGAAACTAGGCTTGCGCGAACGGTTCTTTCCGATAGGGAAGTTTTTTTGGAAATTAGCGAAACGGAGGGCCATGCATTTCGGCCATCATTATCGGCGTGATCGGCTAGAACGAGAAGGACAAGCTTATGGGAGCTTGGAAGGTCTAATTCAAAAACGGCCGCCATCCATTTTACGCTCAAGTCCACCCCTCGAAAGTGGTGGCGGGGGAGTTCGAGGCTCCCCCACCTGGAAAGCAGGACAGAGAATCGCATCTTACGGAACTCACCCTATCTATGGCAAGGGAAATCTTGTAGGCGCGGCGAGGGAAGTAAAAACGGGGCAGGCGGGGCTAGGCTCTAAAGCATTTGGCAATATGTGAAGATAGAGGAAAGGGAATCTTGGCGATCATCGCCGAGGCGGCTTTGCGGGAATCGGATTTGGAACTGGTTGCCCGCTGTCCAATGCAGAGCCTTTTGCCGTCTGCATCGCGAGCCCGCCAATTTCCCTTGCTTCCATCCTCGCTTGCTCTAAATGCCTGTGCATTCGCTACATTCCATCCCGTTGTCCATTTACCGGACTTTCTGTCTTTACAGCGGTCGCCACATTTCACGCCGTTTTCATTTGGGTTTGTCCAATGGCCCGATGGCTTATGCGGAACCCCCTTGCGCCCGTCTGGATTCTGCGAATGTCCGCTTGCCGTGTTGTGTGCGACGGCGAACCGCGATCCTCCACCATTCTTAGTGGCACGATAAGCCCGTACGCCAACATCACTTCCGAGTCTGCCGTTCAAAGCAATGACTCTGTTTCCGAGACGCCCTACATCGCCCCACAAATAGAAACTTCCGAAATTTGCGCGGGCTCTGCCAACCCACGGCTGCGCGCCCTTCACATTCTCAACGATGAGGGGAATGTACTTGCCGGCGGCTTCCGACGCTTCGCGCTGGATGCGGAAGCACGCCTCAAATAGCTTGTTGTCTGGTGGCGGTAGAGCCTTAGCGCGTTTCCAAGGCATCGCGCGGTAACTGTAGGCTTGGCACGGCGGCGAGGCGACGATCACAGCGGCATTCTTGAATTGAGAGCCGTGGAGCGTCAGAACATCTTGCAAGACGAGTTGGCCCGGATAGCCTCCGGTGCCGTAGTCGTGGCGTTCAATATCGAAGCCGATCACGGTGTAGTCTTCGGCGAGAAAACCTTCAGCCCAGCCACCCAATCCGCAAAACAAATCTATGCATATCGGCCTCATGCACTCTCCGCGCGTTCAGGAGTTGGCATCGATGCGCGCATCATTCAATCCCCTTGATCGCATCTTCCAGCGAATAGGCTAAAATGTAATGCCCTCCAGCGCGCGTGAACTCCACCGAGAACTCTATTTGCTTGGGGCTCTGCTCGCCGCTCGCTGCTTTTACTTCGATGCCATAGAGCGTGCCGTCGCGCAAAGCGAACAGATCCGGCTGGCCTAAGCGCCCGAAGCGAACGAAGCGAGATTTACCGTTGTGCTTGGCATGCATCGCGCCCGTATTGGCTCGCCAGTAGAATATGCGGCGCACCTTAAGCCAGTCGATTATCTGGCCTTGGATATCGCGCTCGCTGAGATCATAGTTAGGTTTTTTCATCGGCCTTTAGCGCACACATCCGCTTAACAAGCTCAACCGCCGATAGTTGGAGTTCTTCTTTGGTTTTAGAGAGTTTTGCCCCCGCAGCGTCCCTCGCAGCGGCCCCCGCAGCGGCCCACGCAGCGGCCCCCGCAGCGGCCCCCGCAGCGGCCCCCGCAGCGTCCCACGCAGCGTCCCACGCAGCGGCCCCCGCAGCGTCCCCCGCAGCGTCCCCCGCAGCGGCCCCCGCAGCGTCCCACGCAGCATAAGCATCCTCTCTGACCGCTTCTATGGTTGGTTTAATTCCTGGAATTTGCGCCATTCCAGTTATTTCCGGCAATGAGGCCAGACGGTCAGCCTGAGTGTTCAGTCCGGCGAACCTAAGCCATGCAACGGTATGCGTGCGTACAAGCCAATCGGCGCACATGAGCGAGCGCCGTTCTTCTAGAGATTTATTTCTCGTATTGATAAGCATAGGAATCAAAGGCTTGAGAAGTCTATCTCTCTCCGTATCGGAAGGAAGCGCGTCATTCCACGAACGCATGAAAGCACCGATTACAGGGCAAGCACATTCCGGTGAATCGGACCATTTCTCGCCAGCAACAAAGGCCACCGCTTCCATCACGCAGAAAGTAGAATCAGGCTCATGACCTCCAGATTTCAGATTGAGCCCTTGCAACTTTTCCCACCGCTCCAATAGCATTTCAACTTTTGTCATTTTCCCTCCGTTGCGGGTTCAAACAAACTGTAAAAATCCTCCGGGTACATGATGCCAGCCTCTCTATCGCGGAATCCGCTGAGCGCCTCATACTCCACTGTGCGCAGGTTGGCCCGTGTCACCAGCACGCGCTTCTGCGGCTTTCCCTTGCGCTGCCACGTTGTGCCCACTTCTACGGTGATGGGGTTGTGGTTCATCGCCAGATGCGATTCTTCACGGCGTCCTGGAAATCTCTGGCGGTCTCGCAAAGAGCGGAGAGCATCTCATCTTCGCAGCGCCGCTCATGCTCTTCGAGTATTCTGGCCGCGTTCACCCGGTTCTTGTGAATCTCATATGCTTCGCCGCCCAACTTCTTTCCCCATCCCCACTTTTCATCGGGCATTGTCGGCACCCTCTTCGATTGCAAGCAATTTGTCGATCATCTGGTCCGAGAGGTACTTTTCCCACACTTTCCACATGTAATCCACAGCGATTGCCTTGACCTTGAACCGTTTCACGATTCTGTCTTTCTCGCGGTTCCATTCGATGTACAATTGCGGGTCATCCAACTCGATTTGAAAGCGCGTCTTTGGAGTTGGCCCGTCATTGGCAATTCGTGCCCGCTGTTCCTTCTGCACGTCGATCACATGCACGACTTCATCGCCCCGCCCTTGTTCAACTTCATACTTCAACCAATCGATAGCAGCCAATTTGCTGGGCAATTTACGGCCTCGGCGTCGAGAGTAGAACCTTCCAATCAGGGTGTTTCTCGGTTCTCTTGTTCTTGTTCTCGAAGACCACGATGCGCTTCCCGTCGATGGTTCCGCTCATGTAGCGAACACCACTGGCCGACATTTTTTCCCAGAGTGCGCCGACTTCGTTTGGGTCTCTATCGTGTGGCATCTTAGCTCGCTTTCAACGGACGGAAATTTACCTTGCGCTGCTCGAACTCATACTTCAATGCTTCGAGGCCCTCGGCGTCAGTGCGGAACGCCTTAGCTTTGCTGTCCCATGCAGCCTTAGAATAGAGCAATTCTTTGGCTGCCATGAGCAAATCGCGATCTCCGGTCACGTAGCCTTTTTGTTCTTCATCGGACCAGCTATAGAAGAGACATGCTTCCTTTTGGGGCTTCGCGGCTTCCATCTGCTTCTTGATCTCTTCGACCTTGCGAGCGCCCACGGTCATTGCCGCTTTTGTTGAGCCCGGCTCGGCGGCCTGTCCAATCCCATTCGCGTCGTCATCTTCCTCGGCGGCGACGCCTATAATGCTCTGATAGGAGTAACGACGGCTGTACGTTATTGCTATGCCAATCGTCTGCGCATCGAATTTTAGCTTCCAAATGAATGTGTTTCCGGCGTATTCTTTGAATTTGGCCGTAGCGGGCAAGAGGATTTCATTCTCAAGCCATTCGCCCGAACTGTGAGAGAGAAGCGAGCGCGTACCGGCCTCTTTGGTTTCAGGCTTCACGATTGGAGATTGGATTACGATTAGCCCATTCTCTGCTAGGGCCTTTTGTGTCGCCGCTATGACCGCAGCGAGATCGGCGTACATGGCCTTTTTCTTGTCGGTCGTATAGAAAGTGTTTTCGACTTTCTTGATGATCGGCTGAAACGATAGCTGGGCTTTCGCAAGGGCCTTGGTGATCTCGCCGAAAGTCTCCGAACGGCGAATAAAGGTCTCTCGCGCTGGGAATGTTACTGCTGGAGCTTCTGGGGCTGTTAGTGCGTTGACTTCATCTTCGGGGAACGGGTAGTGCTCGGCTGCGCTCATTTGCTTTCCTCTTTTCCGTAAATTGCGTTAAAATCTTCGGCTGCCTGAATCTTCGCGCTGCGGATCTGCACATGTTGTGACGTGTGGCACTTGCGTCCCGTGATGCGCCCGCAGCGCCATTCGAGGTTGTCGATATCGTCTGAGCCGCCTTTGCCGCGCGGCAGCACGTGATGCACTTCGCCGTTATCGCTTGAGAGCCATGCCTTGCACACTCGGCATCTACCTCCGTCGCGGTGAATCACGGCGTCTCTTTGGCGCGACATATCCGGGCCCTTGAGATACAAGTGCGGCACCAGGTCAATGCCGTGGCCGACAAACGAACGAGGGTCGAGCAATAGGCCATTAGCAAACAGGAGGCGCGTCATTGCAACGTCGATGCGGGCTGAGCGTGGCATCTACTTCACCTCCGCCAAGAACTCCTGAACGCGCTTGAGCACGCACTGCTCGCCGCAGTAGTCCTCGTCGCCTGTTTCGTACCTGCTACTATGAATTACCAATCCGTCTACGCTTGTTGGTCCGATCACCCACCAGCGATTCGCCTCGCCTTTGACCTTGCCGCAGCCGTTGCAGATCGTCTTGACTTCTTTGGTCATCGGCTCGGCACCCAAACGTAATTGCAGACGAAGTAGACCGAAACGAACGTTAGGGCGAGGTAGGCCAGCACGAACGCAGCGAGTCGCCAGCCTGTGAGCTTGTGCGCTTTCGTGAAACATCCGTAGCCGTCGCAGCCAGGGCAAGGCTTCAGTTCTTCGAGTCTGCCGTTCTTGCGGAGCCATAGGTAGCCTTCGCCTTTGCATGAATCGCAGGGCACGGTGGCGCTAATATCCCGCTCGGTGAGAGCCCGACTCACGAGTGATACCTTTCCTGTCCGATGATGCGGTCGGTGTCTTCGGCTGCGAGTTGCGCTTCCTCGCGCTGTTCGGCGTCCAACAGGGTTGCGCATGATTCGCAGTGGCGTTCTCGGTCCAATGAAAGCATCTGGCCGCAATAGTCGCATTCGCCCACATCGTAGAACATTCTCCATCCTAGTTGCTTTTTTGCTTGTCGTGCATCAAGGGCAATCTGCGCGTTCAAAATGCCTTCAAGCTGCGCTTCGATTCGGTCTATCTTGGCGTCGAGACGGCTCATAGGGCTTTTCTCCTTCCTTATGGGAGTGAGGCTAGGCTAGCGCCAGTAAATAATTCTATCCGGCTCAACTACAGAATGCCGGTGGGATTGGGTATATAGAACAATCCTACCTTCCTCCAATTCACTGCCAACGTCCCAAATTTCCCTGAATGCATATAAGCCCGCTTCTTCTAGCTCGACTATCTTCAGGTGTGGCTCCATCCCTTGATCGATAGCCTCAGTGGCGGCATTTCTGGAATTAGGCCCAGCTTGGAAGTATTCAAGGGCGGTTGAGGTTTTCATTTGCGTTCCCTCCATGCACTGAATACTAGCAAAGCCCAGAAGTGGTGTCAAGTGGTATTTTGTGTTTTTTGGGCTTGACAAGTTTTATCCTTTCTGGCACTATTTGGTGCATGGCAACAAAGACACAGACCAAGATCGAGCGCAGTATCGTGCTAGAGGCGGCCACGGTAAATGAGCTTCAGCGCATCGCCAGCGAAGAGGGAACTAATATCTCCATTGTTATCAGGCAGTTGCTTAGACTTGGAATCTCTCAGCGCCAGCGCCGCAAAGTGCGTGAAGTGGAAAGCGTGACGGCGTGAGGTTTCGCGGTGCAGATAAGAAATGGGAGGCGGTACTTGTTGAAAGCTGTGGCCAGCCTGGGTGCATAAGCGGCTATATAATGCGCCCCATGAACGACCCGACCAATCCGCATGCACGCTGCAATTCCTGCAATGGCCGCGAGGCGCAAATTTCAGCCGCCCTCAAGCCATTCTTTGAGGAGATCCAGCAGATGCTCGACCTCGAGCGGAGTTACGGAGCATGAGAGCTAAGATTATTTCACTGGTAATTCTTCTCGCTTTAGCACCCTCTTTGCAGGCGCAAGGCCTACGCACGGCTTGGCACTACATCAAGACGCATAAAGAGCTTTTGGCCTCCGACGCTGTGATTATCGCGGCGTGGTCCGCCGATGCCGGTTCTAGTGTTAACACGCAAGTTCGCTGCCCAACCTGCTTTGAGGCTAACCCTCTTTTAGGCCACAGGCCCAAGCCCGCAGCTACCTGGACTGTATTAGTTGGAACGGGCGCAGCAGAAGTGACGGCCAGCCATTTATTCTGGCACTATCAGCCGCACTATCGGCATGTGATCTGGACGCAAACCGCAGCGGTTGCAATTGTGGATAATTTCGTCGTGCGCTCAAACGTAAGGCTTGCACAAAACCCTTGATTTTACTGTATTTTAGCGGTATAAAGGCTGTAATGCAGGATGAATCAGAACGCGCCTACCAGCAAGAATTCATGCGCCATCCAATCCAGCTATCTACATCAACGCCCGAAGAAGATGAGGAAATGGCCCTTCACGCTATTCTTTATCCACTTCTCCCTCACCAAGCGTCGTCGGCTCAACGTCTATGACGCCCTCAGGCAACAAAGCCCCTGTATTCGCTTCCAGCATCCCAAAGAATACTCCTACTTGCGCCTCCCCATTGCGCACAAATAAGTCCACGGTCTTCATCTTCCCTATCAACTCAGCTGCTTTCAAGTTGTCTGTATTCTTATCGTCTGCCGCTGTCTTCGTTATGCGATAAACGGCTAATTTCTTTAGCTCCTCAGGCCGCCACTCAGTTTCCATTGCCACCTTCGTGAAAGCTAAGTCTAAAGCCGGTACCCGTGATCTCAGTACAGCTTGTCCGTTGTTCGCTGAACTCTCAGCAAATCCAGCGTTTACCGCAGCTTGACGGAATGATACCCCTTCATGGATCACTTGACGAGCTACCGAAAAGTGGCGTTCTGTGGGCTTTGGTTTCTTTCCCATTCTTCCCATGCGCGCGAGTATTCATCTTTGAATGATTGTCGTCAAGTCTTTGTTGAAAGCAAAAGAGTTATTTGTGTGTTGCATCGAGCTTGTGATGGTGCTAAGGTACGCCTAGTGAGTAAGATCGCCCTCCGAAGTAAGTAGCATCCCACCCCAGGCATATACTAAGCGCATCGACTACATCGCCTACCGCACATTATGTTGCATCGTGTACATTCTACACGCTTTAGATTGCTTTCCTAATCTTCTATCACCCTCGGATCACCCCTCCGGCATGCTCAAACACTAGCTATGAGCAGCGTTCCGAAAATAAAAATATAAAACTCTTGCATCATTTAACGTCGTGTGACATAAAGTGACGCATGAAACGGAGGTTTCGCAATCCGGTGAAGTTGCAGGTGTATTTGGAGCGAGAGGAGCTGGATTGTTTGATGGGGGTTATCGGTGAGGGGAACGTTAGCCAGTGGGCGAGGGGAGTGCTGCTAAAGGCTGTGCCAGGTTCGAGTGTTTCTGGATGCATGGAAGGCTCCGGAGGTGGTGAATTGAATACTCGAGTCCAGCGAAAGGCAGTGAGGAATGCTAGGCAGAAACCGTCCATGGAAGATTTCAGTCTAGCCCAGGGAAGCACTGGAAAAGTTAGTGAGATGTTTGATAGGCCGCCAGTGGTAGAAGGCAAGACGTGCAGGCACGGGACGAAGGCGGGATGGAACTGCGGTCTTTGCGGGGGGATAGCGAAGGTGGGGGTATGAGGTATTTGGTGACGGGTGGGGCGGGGTTTATTGGGTCGCACTTGGTTGATGAGCTGGCGCAGGGTAGTGACGTCTTGGTTTTTGATGATTTCTCTACGGGGAGTCACAGGCACGAGAGTCCTAGGGTACAAAGGCAGGTAGCGTCTGTTTTGGAGTACTCGTTGGTTGAGAAGGCGATTCGGGAGTCTGATTTTGTGTTTCATTTGGCGGCATCGGTGGGGGTGCGGGAGATACTGCGGAGCAATATTCTGTCGATAAAGAATAACGTGGAGGGAACGAGTTGCGTGCTTGAGGCCGCGTCTGAGTCGAAAAAGCCCGTGCTGATCGCTTCGACTTCCGAGGTTTACGGGAAGAGCGAGGAGATTCCTTTCCTCGAGGATGCGGATTTAGTGCTTGGCCCAACGACGAAGGGGCGCTGGAGTTATGCGGCTTCGAAGGCGCTCGACGAGTTCATGGCGCTGGCCTACCACAAGGAGCGCGGACTTCCGGTGATTGTGGTGCGCCTGTTTAATACGGTGGGGCCTCGCCAGGTGGGAAGCTATGGGATGGTACTTCCGGGGTTCATTAGTCAGGCCTTGGCGGGTGAGCCGATAACGGTTTACGGAAGCGGGGAGCAAAAAAGGTGCTTCTGTGACGTGCGCGACACGGTGAAGGCCATAATGCTTTTGTCGCAGAACCCCAAGGCCTTTGGGGAGGTTGTTAATATCGGCTCGGAGCGGGAAATTTCTATCAACGAACTGGCCGAAGTTGTGAAGGCAAGGACGGGAAGCAGTTCGCCCATCGTGCATATTCCCTACAGTGAGGCTTACGATCCGGGCTTTGAGGACATTGAGCGCCGCGTGCCGTGCCTGGACAAGCTAGTTTCGCTGACCGGCTTTAAACCCCAAACAAGCATCGAGGAGATTGTCGATCGCATGGTAGAGCATATGGCGGTACCCGCGTGATCGACGTTTTTATCCGCTCCTATACGCCGGACGCGGTTCGCAAGGGATTGGCCGACGCCTGTATCGCCCGCTGGCAGATGGAGCCCGATGCCCGCGTGCACGTTCTTGAATCCGACACCGATGAACTTTACGCGACCACCACGCTTAGGACGTTCTCCGAGCGGAACGCCACTTCGGACCCTTATGTTTTTACCGACGACGACGTTATGATTCTTGGAAAGGATTGGCTGAAGATAGCCGAGAATGTCCTGAAGGAACCGTTCGGAGTTCTTTCGACACTTTCTATTGTTGAGGGAGAGAATTCCGCCAAAGCCCCATTCGATCTACCAGACAGGGCTGCTTACGAAATGCACGCGGTTGGCGCTCCGTCAATTATTCGCAAGGGAATTTTCACCGATCTGCCGCCCATGACTATCGGAAACGAATGCGGAACGCTGCACAAGATTTGCCTCGATAAAGGCTATCGCATGGGCCTAATCAAAGGACTTCGGCATTCGCACTTGGGCCATGGCCTGACAATTTATGAGCCTGGATTGAGGTGGGGAGTATGAGCGCCTGGTACTGGAATTATGAGCACCTATCGGAGCCATTTGCCTACGGCCCCGATACGACCTATGAAGCGGCCGCAAAGTTTCTGGATGGAGGTCCGGTCGAGGATTGGGGCTGCGGAACCGGCTACGCCAGGAAGTTCTTTCCCAAGGGGTATGTCGGTATCGATCTCGCTCCGCCATTCTCCGACGTGTGCACCGATATCAGGAATAGACTCTCTCTCAGCCATGTTCTTTTGAGGCATGTTCTTGAGCACAATGAAGACTGGGAGAGGATTCTTAAAAATGCTCTATTCTGGAAACGTGCTACCCAAGATTCAGCTCGGCGCAAGGTCGCCATCGTGATCTTCACGCCGTTCTCCGATCGCACGCACGTCATCGGCATGTCCCGGAAAGAAGGCTGCACGCCTGTTCCCGACATATCATTTCGCAAGGAAGATTTGACCCGACATTTCCCGCAATACAAAGAGCAAGAGTTTGAAACCGGAATCGCCTACGGCAAGGAGACGCTGTTCTGCGTAACTATTCCTTGACACCCTACAGCGAACGCCTTATAACTCATGGCCAGAGGTGAAGCCATGGGCAGACAGTTTGCCGACGATGCAATGACCCCGGAGCCGATCTCAGTCTCGCGGGATGCCGCAATGGATGAGATTCCCACCGATCGCCCCATGCACGAAAACACAACCCCTGGAGAATCGGGAGGTCTGTATCAGGGCTTGCACTATGCGAAAGACTTCAAATCCTACGGCGTAGAGGTTGCCTCGGTTGCTCCCTCGCGAGAAACGATGGACGTCAATGTTCACAAGGCCGACCGTGGCAGCGAATCTTAAAGACGCCGAACTTGAGGCGATGAAAAAGCGCCTCGCCGGAGCCAAGACCAACAAAATGGCGAAGAAGCCTCCCCTACGCCAGCGCACCGTAATGAACTTCGGAAACAAGGCGGTGAAGTGATGAAAGCCATGCTCTCGGCCATGAAGAACCGGCTCTCGAATAAAGGCAAGATTTCTCCCGTTGCCGCTAGTGCCAAGGCGCACAAAACTTCCTGGGCCAAAAAAGGCGCAAGTTTCTCCGGTAAAAAGTAATGGGACAGATCAACACGCGCGAAGTCGTTCTGCTTAACTCAACCGCCGTCACGACTAGCGGAACCGGGCCCGACATCAACGTAATCCAGGGATGGCAGGCGGCAATCGTCAGCGTCGTTTCGGCCAGCGTCTCCGGTACTTCTCCGACCTTCGATGTCTATGTCCAGAAAAAGCTAGGCCAGCCTGCCGCCGCCGACACGACCGGAAATCCTCCTACCGGCACGGGAATCTACGACGACATTCTGCACATCACGCAGATTACGACTAACGGCACGCGCATCACTCAGCTTTGCACCGGGCCTTTGTCTCCTTCGGCTAACGCCACTACCGTTACCAGCGCCGACTGGGCGCAATCGGATGCGGCCCTGACTGCCGGAGCTATTCGCGTCGGCCCTATCGGGGGCCTATGGCGAGTGAAGTATGTCGTGGGAGGAACCTCCCCTTCTTCGACGTTGCAAGTCACCGTTCAGCTCATACCGTTCAGCACCTAAAAAGTGACCGAACGCACCATCACCGCAGAAGAAATCAAGAAAAAGCTGGATCACCTTCTCATTATCCGCCAGGCGGCGCGTACCGATCTTCTCTACCTCTGCAATAAAATACTGGAATACCCCGATGTAACCAAGGAAGTTCACGGCCCAATCATCGACCGGCTACAGAAATTCCATGGCGGAACTGAACATCTTTCAAGTATGGGCATCATCGGCTACAAGCCAAAAGTCCCAATTCATAAGCTCGCCAGAGTTCCGCACAAGGACAAGCTATTTCTCGATCCGCGCGGGAACCTTAAGACTACGGTTATCACCATCGCGCACTCGATCCAATGGATTCTGAATTACCCGGATGTGCGTATCGCTCTTTCCATGGCGATTGGCGACCAGACCAAAAAAGTGATGACCGAGATTAAGGGGCACTTCCAGTACAACAAGACGTTTCGCATGGTCTTTCCAGACTACTGCCCACCGCCCAAGCGCGTGAACGATTGGGGCAACATGGAAGAGTTTACGGTCGCCATGCGCGAGAAGATGCGCAAGGAACCTACGCTCTGCTTGATTACTATTGGTAAGGTCATCGCCGGTTCGCACTACGATGTAGTGAAGCACTCGGATTTGGTCGATGAGAATAACGTCAAGACTCCGAACCAGATCGCGGATGTCATATCGCACTTCGGACACATGGACCCGCTGATTGAGCGCTACCCCACAGATAATCCGGAAGAGCCTGCGCACGGCTGGCAGGATGTGGAAGGCACGCGCTATGACTTCGGCGATCTCTACGGAATGCTCTTGGATTCCAAGGAATGGGACTGCCATGTGCGGTCGGTGTACCGTCCCGATGGAACGACGCTCGATATGCGGAGATTTCCTCCGGCGGAGGTTGACCGTATCCGGCGTAAGCCGGAAGTAACGCCGTACATCTTTTCTTGTCAGTATGAAAATAATCCCATCCCGCCAGAGGGAGGCTTGTGTGACCCGAAAGATATCGTGTTCGTTCCTCGGCAATTCATTTCCAATATCCTTCCCGGCCTGCGGATCCACTGCACAATCGACCTCCACGGCATGGAATCTTCATTGGGCGACAACGATTACACGGTGCTTACTGTGGCAGGTTTCGACCGCGACGGACGGATGTACGTCTTGGACGTTCGCCGAAAACGTTTTACTCCCGACCAAGTAATCGGAAACGTGTTCGATGTGTACGACAAGTGGAAGCCTATCGACTTCAAGATTGAAAAGGATGCTCATGCGCGCGTGCTCCTACCGTTTCTGCACAGGGAAGCATCTAAGAGGCAGCGATTCCCCACGATGGTTCCTATTAAGCGCGACAATCGAACGTCGAAACAGCAAAGAATACGCGGTCTTCAGCCTTGGTTTAAGGCTGGGGTCATCCGTTTTGCTGACGACCTTCCGTGCAAGACCGACCTCATACGCGAGATTATGCAGTTTCCTTCGCAGTCGTCCGGTGTACACGACGACATCTTGGACACATTAGCCGACCAGATGCAGAACCAGGAAGGCGGAGTAAACGACGACGTGGTAGCCGATATGTCGCCCGATCTTGCCTATCAGTTCGGCCTGCAGAAGCCGCGCGATAAGTTCCTGGGATTCAACGATGACGGCACCGAAAATTGGCTCTATGGCGGGGACACGGGAAAAGGGGTATATTCCCCTACGGGATTTCTACAATAGATGGCTTACGCAGATGCAGGCGTAATAGCAACACCTGAGAACGTTCCGCAGCTTCCCATAAAGAAGCCCGATGACAAGTGGACCGACGATTACGCCCGGCGCATCGTGCGTTCCGATTTCGCTTATGCCGAAGCCTACCGGACCAACGCTCACGATTGGAGATACAGGAACGCTTCCGAGCTTTATCTCGCCTGGAGCGGCCAGCGTTATTGGGATGGCACTCGCGTGCCGCGATCTTCCATCGGCATCTACGTGGTATTTGAGCAGGTCGAGGCGATGCTCCCGAAAATTGTCGCGGCGCTCTGCGACCCCGATTCTCAGAACTTTTATGCGATGCGTTCGGACCAGAAGGACCACGCCCTTGCTTGGAGGCGGCTAGTTCAGGACCAGCTCGACGAAGTGAATTACCGCGAGCAGGTGCGCAGGATTTGCAAGTCTTCGCTAGTCTACGGAAACGGTGTGGGTGAGGTCGGCATGGAGGATTATTACCAGGAAAACGTAGAGTTCTCGCGCTCTCACCGCGTGACTAAACTGGGCATCATTCCGCATCCGGTTCTGGGGAATGTTCCCTTTCCGCTGGACATGGAAGAGAGTTTTTCTCGCAGCGTCACGCGCAGCAAGAAGTCCAGGCCCTATCTTCGGTATACCAGCCTGATCGATTTCTATGTGGACCCAAACTGCGAATCGACCTGCCTTCAGGATGCGCAGCACGTTGAAAAGCGCGTCTATAAGACGGTTGGTGAACTTCAGGCCTTGCGAGGGAATAAGAACTTCTCGATTCCCGACGATCAGACCTTAATGGAATATAGCAAGGCCAAAACCACGGCCAATCAAGACGTTACCAAGCTATCGGCGGAATTGTTTCGTTTTAACATGTGGAACCCTTCACAGGACTATTCCTCCGACCCTTCGCAGAAACGAATTGAAGTCATAGAGTACACGACCAAAGAGCGCAAGGTGTGGCTGCTTAACCGAGACCATGTGGCCTATAACCAAAAAAACAAATATGGAGAAATCAACTATTTCTCGACTCATTACGCCGATGTTCTGGACCGCTGGCACGCGCTGGCAATTTCGGATGTAGCCGAAGGCGAGCAGCGGTTGCAACAAGCGATTATCAATGCCCGCCAGGATGAGTTGGCTCTTTCGATTCATCGCCCGATGGTTAAACGGCGCGGAGTTACCATCCCTCCCTACCAACTCAAAGTTAGGCCGGGAGTTGTGATTGAAACCGAAGCTCCCGAAGGCGATATCAAGCAACTTGAAGTTCAAAATATCACCCAGCAAGCCTTCGTTGAAGTGCAGGCCTCGGCGCAGCGCGTGCAGGCCATGACCGGAATTACCGACCTTGCCGCCATCGGAGCGCCATCGGCGGGAGGCAATTCAGCGAGTCGCACGGCAACCGGCGTCAACACGCAAGTAGGCGCAACCAATGACCGCGTGGGCTATTACATTGAGAACGCCGAAAACAACTTAATGGAGCCAATCCTTAACGCCATCATCAAGTACGACAAAAAGTTTCTGGATATGAACTCGGCGGTAGCGTGGCTCAAGGCCGACCCGGACTTTAATCACCTGGACCCAGTAGAAGTAATGAATTGCGACGTGAAGGCCGAATGCAGGGCTTCGGTGCGCATGAAGGCCCGCATGGGTTTCCTGCAAATCTTCCCGCAACTCTCACAGACCTATCTCAATCCGGAACTTCTCAGCCTGATGGCCCAGCAGCGGAAGAAGACACTCAACATCGATGAGTGGACGGACATGGCGATGGATGCAATTCAGTACGCTCCGCGCAATCCGCTCTGGATCGATATGTCCGACGAGCAAAAGCAGGCAATGTCGCAACCTCCTCCGGAAGCAAAAGCCAAGATGGCGATGCAGCAACAGCAACTCGCCGCCGACAAGAACAAACATGACAATCAGAACATTACCAAGCTCCTTACAGTCGTGCTTAAGGAGTTGCTCCAGAAGCATACACAGACTCAGCAAATGGACGACGATCACTTACATGAACTTCTTTCAGCGCAGACGGCCCAACTTGGATCCGGAGAAGACGAGCCTGGAGCAGGTGAAGGAGATAGTGGACAAGGCGGCTAGTTTTGACCGCCTGGTTCACGAATCCGGATGGGCGGAAATCGGTCTGTTCATGGCGAACCAGATCAACACCGAACTAGCGAAGGCGACCGAGAAGCCGTTCGAGCCGGAAATGCAGCGCGTGCATGTAATCCGCTGGGACGCCATGCGCTCGTTGCTCGATTCGGCCACGGGATACATTGAAGGAATACAGAAGTCGCGGGATGAGATAGTCGCCCAGTTTGGGCCAAAGGAGAGTGAGCATGTCGAGTCAGCCGTTTGAGTTGCAACTGGAGGACGGAACTGTAGTTAAGGCTCCGAACATCGAAGAGGGCTTGAAGATTGTGGCTAAAATGAAAACAGATACCGCCGCCGCTCTCCGCGAAGAGCGCACCAAGCGCGAGGCCTTGGAACAACAGCAAACCGCCCTTGCCGCGCAGGTTGAGCAACTTCGCCAGCAAAGCCAGCCCAAGCCGCAGAATAACGGCGGCTACGACAAGGACCATTACTGGAAGCTAATGAATGAAGACCCGATGCTGGCGCAGAACTACCTGGACGCCCACCGCTTCGGAATCGAGAACCCCGAAGAAGTCCCGACCACCTTCCGCAGATTGCAAGAGGATGTGCAAAAGAATCGCGGCGATCAGCTTGGGACGCTGTTTATCCAGCAGCATTACGAGGACTTCCCGGCAACGCCAGAGAGCGCCGACAAACTTGCCAAGCGCGTCAAGGAATTGAGCGACCAGGGCTATCCGCTGACACTCGACACGATGAACCTTGCCTATTCCAAGCTCATTGACGAAGGTTCGATTAAGCCTCTTGAAACCAAGCCGCGCGAACAGGAAGAGCCCAATCCTTCCCTGGGAGGTTCCGGAGCTAGCGCCATCCCCGAAACCGAACTTGCCAAGGCCGAACAGATGCCCACCGATGAACTTGAGAAGTATCTGCGGGCCAAGGGGATGCTCGCCTAATGGCCGAAATCATCGCTAGGGGGATGCCGAAGGACGATAGGCGCATATCCTATGAGGCGGCTGGCTATATGGAGCTTGCGGAGGCCGAAAAGGACTCTGACTGCGCCAAGGTGTCTGTTCCCGGAGGAGTCAGTTCGGAACTCGGTTGCTGCAATTTTTATGAACCGCAGGCTAAGTTTACGAAATCTTTCAAGTGCGGCGTGTGCGATTACTTGGTGCTCAAATAATGGAAATCTTCATCGCCTACACCAAGTTATCGAGCATTGACGATCTAGGTCAGACTATTGAATCCTGGGATGCTATTGAGGCTGCCGAGCCAGCGGCTATCGAAGTTCCGGTAAGCAAATACGAACTGTTCCGCAGGGTTTCGGCTGAGAACATTTCAACCGGAGACTACATCCTCTCCGATATCGGACATGTCCCTTCCAATCCGGATATTGTCTCGATCTGCGAGAAACTGCTTATTGAGAACAAAACCGTAGGCCTTTTTACCTTTGACGACAGCGTGCACCTGTGCCGCAAAGGAATCATCGAGAAGTGGCCCGAAAAGCAGTCCACCTACTACCTTTCCGAGCACAAGCAGGCGTACCGGCTGTCCGGATACGGAGCGATTAGTTGCAAAGAGGAATTCATACGCCGTCTGGCAGCCTTCTCGTAATCGGGGTGCGTCACGGTTCGACCGAAGGAAACGCCAAGGGAGTACTGCGGGCATGGTCCGACATGTCGCTTGATGCGCACGGCAAGATCGATGCGCAGATGGCAGCAATGAAGATAGCTCCTTACAAGCCGAAGTTTATCTACTCTTCTGACTTAACCAGGGACTCACAGACCGCTGAGATTATCGGTCAGAAGTTTGGGCTTCCCTATGAAACAGATTTCGGATTGCGGACTGCCGACATGGGTGAGTGGACCGAGCAGCCGGAAGAGGAAGTTAAAGAATTAACCAAGGACTGGTACCAGCAAGGATTTGAACGGGCTGGTGGTGGGGGCGATACCTACATAGGATTCTGCACCAGGTTCTTTCAGAGCTTCGATCAAAAACTCACGCAGGCTGAATGTGAATCGTTCCAGCCAACCGTGTGCTGTATGCACGGACGCAACTTTGCGGCGCTGCACTCTCGCTATTCAGGGGTCGCTCCTTGGGAGGCAAAGATGCCCCTGCCGGGAGGCGTGGCGCTGTTCCGCTACAATTGGCCGGACTTTCCGCCGATCACTATGGAGTTTATTTCCGAAACGGAGCCTATTTTAGATGACCGCTGAACCAACCAAGATTTTGCTGGGCATACTGAGCACCTACGAGAGAAGCGGCTGGATTCATCCGGACATCTTGAAGTTCGTTGCCGACCTTTCTTTAATCCCCGGATACGCAACCCGTGTCGTGCCTCTGCATAACTTCGTTCCAGCCGCGGCTGGCAGGAATGTGTTTTGCCGGTCGTTCAAGGACGCCGACTGCGACTGGATTTGCATGATGGATAACGACATGGCCCCTCCTGCGAACCTATTCGATACCATCAAAGACGCTCCTAAGAATGCAGGTATCGTCGTACCGGCCTTTTTCATCTGGAATGGAACGAATGGAGAGCTTCAACTTTGCTGGGGAACCGATAAAACCCCAGACAAGGACGGTAAGACCAGAAGCAACTTTTCTCCTGGATTCCATGAGCTAAACAAGTGCGGAACGGGAGTCATTTTCATTCGCCCGTGGGTTCTTAAGAAAATCTCCATGCCCTATTTTTGGTATATCTATAACTCCGACCAAGGCATGGACGGCACCGAAGACATTGCCTTTTGCAGCAAGGTGCGCGAGGCGGGCATTAAAATTTACGGGAATACGAAGGTGACCGTGGGTCATTACCACGCTGTCGATTTGAACCTTCTCTCCAAAGTTCTTGACAAGGCTAGGAAAGAGGGATTATCTTTTTCGCACAACGCTGAACGTCCTTCAGCGCCCGCAGAGGCAAGTCCTGCCGACGCGCTAATCGCATAACTCGCCGAAAGCGTGTCCCGCTTCCGACTGAGAAGTAATTCAATCTCAGGAGGATTCTCGTCCAATGGCATATTCGCCAGCTGGAAATACAACGGCCAGTGCAGGCCTAGCTCATCTAGCCACAGTCTGGTACAACCGGCGCGGCCTCGATCAGCTTAAAAAGCGCTTCCGTTTTTATAACGCATGCGAGCCAGACATGGTTCCACGGCGCTCCGGAAAAACCGTTCAATGGTTCCGTTACAACTTGTTGGGAGCCAATACCACGCCTGCCCCAGAGGGCACAGTCGGTAACTCCAATACTCTTTCGAGCACCACCCTTTCCGGGACGGTTGCCGAATACTCCGACTTCATCACCGTCTCAACGCTTCTCGATGAAACCGCTATCGACCCCATCGTGCAGAACGGAGCCGAGCAGCTTGGGTACTCTGCCGGTCTTTCGGTCGATACGATCATCAAGGCGGCTTTTGACGGGCAGTCCGGAGCGGTTCTTTCACCGGCCACTTTGGGCACCTATGCGACGGTTGACGATTTGCGCCGCTGCAAGGCGATTCTTGAAGGAGCCGATGTCAGGCCGAAGGATGATCGCTATTACTACGCGATTCTCCATCCCTACATCATCTACGACATCAAGTCCGATTCAACTGCGGGCGGGTTCATCGACTTGATGAAGTGGGCCGACCCGAAGGTGTTCTTGGAACCGGCTAATCCATTCGATGATCCGGTCGGGATTGTCGATAACGTCAAGATTTGGGCTACCACAAACGTGACTACGACTGGCTCGGCACCGAATGTACTCTACTCGTCTTACGTGGTAGGGCGCGGCGCGGCGGGAGCGGTTGATCTGCAAGGTTCTGGTCCGTCGAAGATTGAAGACCCGTCCAAGCAGGCTTTCCGCATCAACGTGATTCGCGGTGGTCCGCAGATCGCCGACCCGGCAGGAATGATTGGCGCGGCTGTCTCTTACCGTTACGTGTTCCTTGCTCAAATCCTCGATACGGTCAACTTGCGCTACAGGATATTCAAACCTGACGCAAGTTTGGTGTAAAGGAGATAACCGAACATGCCAAACGCAAGCACAGTATCCAGAATGGCTGGAGCGAACGCTCCGGCGCAAGGTTCCTTGGTTATCCCCTCGCTGACACTGGCAAGTAACACGGAGACGCTTTTTTCTGTACAGTCCGGTGGCGCTGCCATTCTCTATCCGCAACCTACCGGGCAAGTTGTGGGAGCGTCCACGGCCCCCAGCTTTGGTTCCGGCTACGATGGCTTTCCTTTCAAGCTTCGCGCAGCATTCAAGGTGACGACTGGAGGAACTTCTACCGCTATCATCTCGATCTATGCGAACCAGGTAGGAACAACCATCACCTCCGGAAACAAGGTGGCGACGATTACTTCGCAGTCCCTTGCCACTGCCTCGGCTTCGGGTTGGCTTGAAGCAACGCTGATTTGGGATTCGGTTGGCTTGAAGCTCTCTGGAGGACAGCAAGGTTCCTTTGGGACCACGGTTGTCACCGGAAACGCAGCTCTTACCAATACCGCCATTTCCATTCCCGCGCTGACAAACCTCAACTTCTCGATCACGGCGAACCTAGGTTCCAACGTGAGCGGGTCGATATTTACGATCACGGAATTCGTGATCGATGAAGTGTAAAGGGGGAAGAACAGATGCCTAATTTTGGACAATTCCCGCAGACCTCAACGCTTCTTGCGCTCGCCACGGTTACGACGAGCTCATCGAGTGCGGCGTTGACACTTCCTCCCGCTTCGAGCTACCGCGTCATCGTGCAGGTCCAGACCGTTTCCGGTACTTCGCCTACGATGTACGTGGCCCTAGCTACTTCGCTTGATAACGGGACGACTTACAATGAGATTCTTTCGACCACCACGCTCAATACGAGCGGCGTTGGCGATCAACTTCTCATTCGCCCGTATCTTGGGCTTGGCGATGTGGCAGCGCGTGCGGCTACTTCCCTTCTGGGAACAGCCGACCTCGGAGCGAACGTCGTTAACAACGGTCCAATCAACCCGCAGCTGATTAAGTTGCGCTGGGTGGTTGGTGGAACCTCTCCTTCATTTGCTTTCCAAGTGCAAGTCTTGGCTCTTCCGCAGGACTTGTCCGACTAAGCGATGCTGGGACTCGATACAGAGAAACATCTCTCGTGGCGCAGTGAGGCAGCCAAGGAAAAGGCCGCCGAACTGCGCCGCAAGGAGCTTGTGCATGAAATCATGTCGAATACGGTCACGGTCGAGGATGACGCAGGCCGTGACGTATCCGAACTCCTGGCGCAACTCGGTAAGCCCATGCCTAGCCAGGACGTTATAGCTAAGCTCAAGTTGTGCAATCCACGGCTCATTTTCATCAAGCACCCAACCTACGAGTTGTACGGAATCTACGTCAAGAAATTGGAGAGGAACCTAACTGGAAGCCTTGAGGAGCGCCAGATTCATGTGTGCGGCATGGAATCGGGAATCATGCCCGAGTTTAGCGTGCTCCACAAAACGACCAAGAACGTTCCCGATCCTGAACTCCTTGGGAACAAGACTCCGACTAGGGAAGTGAATTGGAAGCAGGTTCCGACCTTCCTTGCCGAAACCAGGGGATGGCGCACAGTTCTAGTCCGATTGCTTAAGGCTGGGCTGATTAGCGAAGGGCAAGTTCGGCAGTATTTTGGTTGGGAACCATCAAGACAGTCTCGCAAGTGGCACGAACGGGTATCACAGAGGATCGCTCTTTAGGAGGAGCCAATGTCGCAAGTAATGAGTATCACGCCGGAACAGTTACAGGAGATTTTGCGCACGGTGGTCGCTGAGTCCAAGCGCCTTAATCCCATCGAGCAAAAAGAGTTTGACGAAAAGATGAAGGCTGAAAAGCGCCGCTTGGAAATGGTTAAGACCATGGGGCAGATCGAAGAGCAGGCGCAGCGGAATAAGCGAAACGGATGCTCGCACATGCGCTATCCGGCAACGGCTGGGAAGCTATCGGGCATGTCGGCTCCTCGGGGGGGGCTTGGGGCCGAATGGACGACCGGAGGTCAGGCCTATCAGGATGGAACGGCAGTCATCATTTGTACTAGGTGCTCGACAACTTGGAGATTCCGGCCCTCGGCCGATTATTATGCCGTCATCCTTCAGAATGGGCTGGGAGGCTCACCGCCTCCGCCGCAAGAGGAAACGATCTGCGAGGGATGTTTCATGCTTAGGGCGCATTGCGACTGCGCTGAGAAAGTGGAAAAGCAGATGGAATCGGTAGCCTCTGCTTAAAAGGGGCTGAGTTGGCGTCAACTTATTCTCCGCAAGATGCGATCAACCTTGTCCAGAGCATGGTGCATGGGATACCAGTTGCAGCCGTGCAGGCCAACCTCTGCGACATCGTTAACAGTCTGATTTGGACCTACTATCCTTGGGGATGGTCGATCCAGTCTCTTACTCCAACCAACCTGAACCAGCAGCCCCCAGGCTCTGGTTCACCTCCCACCGGGGGGACGAACTTCACCGGAAACCAGCAGGATTATACGATCACTGGAGCCTGGATTACATTTCCGATCACGCTTCAAGCTGGCGGCGTGACCAATAACAATTACGGCGGCGGATGGCCGATTCAGAAGACTCCTAATGGTCTATCTGAGTCCGGAACTACGGTAACGGTAAACACGCAGTATCCGCATAACCTCCCAACGGGAACGGCATTGGCAGGGCAATCGGCAACGATTGTGGGAGCTGATGTTTCAGGCTATAACGGGACGCTCACGATTACCAGTATCCCCTCTAACTTGCAGATCATCGGGACGATTGTGTCTTCTGGGCTTGCTGCTTCCGGAGGTTCTGGTAACCCTGGGATCCTTCGCCCCTTGAAGATGCGCATAGCGCGACTAGACTCGAATCCTCCTGAGTACAGGGAGCTTGCGGCTCTTGGTAATCTTAGCCCTGAACTATCGCGCACGGCGGGTATCAATACCATGAAAGCTGTTGGTTGGTTTTCAAGTCAGAACTTCTTCCGCCTAGATGTTTCGCCGCAAGTGTCAAACGGACAGATCATCCAACTTCTAGGCGAATATCAGGTGTTGCCAACCAAGATCACAGAGAAAACACTCTCTACGGCATTCGCCTTCCCTGACGAATACTTCAACGTTTTCGTGGAAGGCCTTAAATGGAAGATGTACCAACTATCGGACGACCAGAGGGCCGGTACGATTCAGGTCAGCAAGAATGGGTCGATGATGAAGCAATATACAGGGCAGCTTGGCGTGTTTTATGAGGCGCTCATGCAAATGAGCCGCACCGAAGATTTGGGTTCGGGCGATGAGTTCTCTTATCCGGAAGAAGGCTTTGGCGTTGGTCGCAGCTATTATCCTGGGATATTCGGACTATAGGAATGGCGTCCCCCAAAACCATTACAAGCTCAGTAGCCTTCCAAGACACGCAGGGAACGGTTCTTGCCAATGGGTTTATCTCTTTCGACTTAAATTCTCCCTCGGAGATAGCCAGCGGTGGAGGGCAAGTAGTCCCTTCGCGCGTATTTGTAAACCTGACCTCGGCAGGACTTATTCCCAATGGGACTACGATCTGGGCCAACGATCAACTAAACCCAACCAACACCCTTTATTCCGTCAGAATATTCAATTCAAATGGGTTACTTGTCAGCGGTCCACTTTTGTGGAGTGTTTCCGGGATAAGCCCGATTGATTTGAGCCAGGAGATACCCGTGTCCTCTTCTATTCTAAGTTTCCCCAGCCCTTCATTTCTTCTTAACGCCCAAGGAAACTCGTCGGCGATTGTGGGCACAGGGTCGGCAGTGGTTTTTTACACTTACACCATTCCAGCAAATGCAGTCTCCAATCTTAAGGCGATTAGGCTAAGGGCTGGTTGGACACACTCCACGGGGAGCGCGAGTGTTTCATATTCGGTGACTCTAAATGGACAATCGGTTAACGTCCCATCTTCTTCTGTGGGAGGAACCCATGTGTATGAAAACGTTATCCTTAATACCGGGAGCACGACCGGCACCTTCGCTCCGGTATTCATAACCAACAATGCCGTAAATACCGTTGGCTCGAATACCTTGACTGGACTCAACTGGGCTGCCCCGCAGGTATTGCAGATCACATTTAGTGTGGCCGCCACGGATCAAATCACTCCATTTATCTGGACGGTGGAGTTGATTCAATAGAATGCCGCAAGAGACCCAACTCGCGCACAGGAACATTCGGGACACTAACCTTGCGTACATAAGCAACCAGTCTCCTACTGTAACGGAACCCTGCTATGTTTCCGGGTCATCCGACATCCTGACAGGGATAAACGGTTATGCCCAACGCAGGCCTGGATTTTCCGATGCGGTAGAACGCACTCCGACTGTATTCAATAATCTGGTCAGGGAATTTACTTGGGACGACTTTTCGGGAAACTTCTACGTGATGGCTTGCAACGTCAATATTGCCAGCAATTCGGAAGTATATAAAATGCAGATCGGAGTGGATTCTTCCTTTGTGAAGCTCTACACCGACACATCTGGACCTAATCCATTTGATTTTGTCGTTTCCAATAACACTTGCTATTTCGGAAATGGCGTTGTGATGAAGAAGTGGAATCCCACGATTGGCTTGCAGAACTGGGGAATCGCCATCGGATCGGTGAATAACGCCATAGGGCCAAATCCGACAGGGGCGGGGGCAGATGGCGGCGGCTTCCCGTCAATAGGGAATCCAAACAACATCACGACAAATAATCCTGCGACTCCAGCAACAGTTACGATAACCGATTCTATTTTCAATGCAGGAATAATTTACGCGAAGACATTCGGCTTCGCCATCCCTGCCACGACTACCGTGACAGGAATCCAGGTCACGATTAGCGGTAGCCAGGATAATATCATAGGTCAGGCGCAAGTGTATTTGAGCGGAGATAATGGCGTAAGCATAGTGGGCAGTTTTCGCAATGCAACCTTGCCCGCATCCAATGGAACAGTGACTCTCGGCGGAACTTCAGACACATGGAATGTCCCCGCATCTTCTCTAAGCAGCCTGCTTAATGGGAACTTCGCATTACGCATATATCTCTCAAACGTATCGTCTCCAGGAACGACGAACTTCCAAGTCTACTATGTTCAAGTGACTGTTTACGGAGTTGGCGGACCTTCAATTGCAGTGAGCGGAAGCGCTGGAACCATGACGGCCACAGTGGGCTACGAATACGTATTCACCTACGGGAACTCCGTGACCGGACATATCAGCAGTCCAACTCCCGCTTCGGCATCGACTGGGACATTCGCCAATAAGCTCAACGTGCAGGTTTCCCTGACTGCCTCAACCGATCCGCAGGTGAATCAGATTCACGTCTATCGCACGACCGATAGTGCAGGGCCGGGGGTCATTGGCGGGACATTCTTTGAGTTGCCTACTAGTCCCTATGCCAACTCCACGACCAACATCACCGATAATGCCGCTGACACTGCGCTCAACGTAGCCTCAATTGCTCCATCGCCGGGGTTCAACGATCCTCCTCCGGCGTCTTTTGGATTTGTCTATTTTAGCGGTCGCATCTACATGATCGCCGGCAACAAGGTATGGTTTACGGGACTTGAGGAGATAACGGTTGGCGTACCGGAGGAGTCGGTTCCATCGGGGGTGGCTGGAAACTTCTGGTCTTTCGATCAGAGTCCGAATGGCTTGGGTGTGGCGGGAACGGGAACTAATCAGACGGCGATAGTTTTCTGCGGAGGAAGACTCTACGGTATCAGTGGTAATACGCTAGATACGTTCCAGAGGTTCCTCATCTCGAATCGCCGTGGATGCCGAAACCGATCGGCGATCACCATGCTCGGCGGAATGGTTGCATGGCTCGATAGCGCAAATCAGATTTGGGCCACGGACGGTAAGAGCCTTGAAGAGTTGTCAATCCCTATACGTCCAGACCTTACTTCGATCGCGCAATCGGCGTGCAGTATGACTTTCCACACTGCGGGAAATTATCATTGGCTAGTCTTTTCAACGGGAACCAAGATGTTTATATATGACGTGGATATGGAGCAGTGGATGCCTCCGTGGAGCTTTGCGGCTCGATACCTTTTCTCCGGGGAAGTCTCTGACGGTAATTATGTACTCATGGCATCGAACGCAACCAAAGCGTTACAGCTTAATCCAAATAAGTTCAATGACAATGGCGCGACTTACTCGCCGCTAGCGCGAACCAACCTTTTCAGTGTCGTACCTGACTTTGGCAGGCGCTTCAGCTATCTTGCCTCTGGTAGCTACGATGAGCCATCTCGCACTGGCGTTCCTTGGTTCGTGCAAGTCGATACGAACAAAACGACATTAAGAGACGTAGCAATAATTGCCGACGAAGACCCGACGACGGGGAACTTCACCTCTATCTTCAGCCAGGCGACAACCGTGCAGCAGGCATGGAACAGAAATCCAGGAACCAATATACAGCAAAATGTGTATAGTATGACGCAACCAGCCTCTCGCTGGATCGGCCTTCAGATCGCGCTGCAAAACGCCGACCAGCTTGACAAGATTTACGGGTTCTTCATGGCCTACAAGGCCCTAGGGGGGAAGTGATGGAAGATCAAAAGATACTCACTATTGAAAGCCCCCCGGAGCATAAAAGCACCATAAAGGACATGGCCTATCAAGGATGGGATGCGAGTCCGGTCCACGGACGAATGTTCCGGCTTGAAAGGGGATTCCCTTATCTGCGAAACGGCAAGCCTGTGGTAACCGTGCCACAGTTTAAGGGACTAACGGTATATTCGCACACGATTGCGAACGCTCCAGCGCCGTTTCAGCAAACGGCTACGAATACGGCGGTTGCGTGGCCGAAGATACCATGAGGCAGTTGAAACTAGAATTTGCGAGAGGAGAACACGCAGCGGAGTTGGCCGAATGGCTCAAAAGGACCAAGGGAAATCTATTCGACCAGGATATTTTGAGTTATCCGAGCTTACGGGCGCTCAGAAGCTACGGGCCGGATGGTTCGGTAGCTTATCTGCCGATGCAGACGGTCTTGATGCTCGAATCTCTGGCCGTTAAAGAAGGGATTGAACCGATGCAGGCGGCACAGGCATTTCGGGATTTAGTGAAGGGTGCGATGCTCACCGCTTCGGGAGACAGAATCAAGGAAATCTATTTTGTCTGTGAAGATGAAAACGTTTTGAAGGTTGCAGAGGGACACGGATTCGAGAGGCTTCCATGGGCCGTTACTCGCATAAAACTGTAATCGATATCGAGACGGGAGCAATCCTGTCGGCGGAGTACTTCGAGTATGGAGGGCCGGTAGAGTTTTGCAAGGGTGGTAGCAGTCAGCAAGAGATGGACCGCGCCAATCAACTGCAAGACCAGCAACTTCAGATGCTCCAAAACCAGTTGAATATGGCGAATCCTTCGCTGAATAGCATCATTCAAAACGGCGGCATGACGCCGGAGCAAGAAGCGGCCATGAAGTCCATCGCCCTAAATAGCCTGCCGCAGACCTACAATAACGCCGTGGGGCAGATCAATAATGCGCTGGTAGCACGGGGCGTGACGGGCGGGAACATGGCAGGAGGCGGAGGAATCGCTAAGGGCTTTGAATCTCTTTTCCAGCAAGAAGGAAAGCAGCAGTCTGACTTGTTAAGCCAGATTCAGGTCGATAAGTCGCAAGGACTGAATCAGGCGCTCAGCATGGCCCTAGGACTTGCTCCCACGTTCAATCAAGGAGCTACGAGCGCCTTGCAGTCTGGGGTTACGGCGGCTGGCAATGTGGATGCCGCCAAGACCGGATTTTGGGGTTCTTTGATGGGAGCTATCGCAGCGCCGTTCAGTATCTCAAAGAGCATCTAAATGGCAGACGAACCAGTAATCACGCCCGACAATTCAGCGGCAATACCTCCTGGAGTCACGTCTGGGTCTCCTCCGTTACAGGTTCCGCAGATGCGCCCGGAGTTACCTGGAATCGTACAGTTGCTCGGATCGCTTCTAAAGCCTGCTACTGGACAGGTTCCACAGGGATTTGATCCGAACAATCCTAATGGTCCGCAACTCTCTCGGCCATCGCGTTTGCCTGCCTTTGAGAACTTCCTGGGAACCTTCGTCAATTCGCTTGCCCAGGGAATGGCCGCATCGGGGCATGGGCCTGGGGCGAATGAGCGTGGCGCTTCAGCCGCTTTAATGGCTCCCTACAATCGCCAAGTCCAGAACTTCGAGATGCAGCAGCAGGCAGCGCAAAAACAGGCCCAAATACAGCAAGCGCAGGCTGAAACGCAAAAAGCTCAGGTTGAAACGCAACTAGCTCCGAAGCAACTCCAGATGCAGGAAGAGCTAAAGAATCTTCAGTTGCAATATGAGAATGACTGGAGAACTTCGGCGCTTGCCAATCAGTCTCGTGGTCTAGATATTAAGCAGTCCCACGATCAGTGGGAGCAGCAAGTCTCCCAGAAGAAACTAGACATTGAGTCTGGGAAGCTAAACATTGCCAAGGAAATGGCGAAGTATAAGGGCATGGATACCGAGTCGCAGATTCAGTACCGCGCGGCGATTGCCCAATCCTTGAGCGATAAGGTAAACATCGCGGCCTCTCTTGCCGGGCAGATGAATCAGCTTCGCACGGCGCAGGCAGTAGAGGGCTACCAGAAGGCGAATAATTATGTGAGTGTAATGGCTAACCTTGCCAAGTCGATTGGCGTTGCTCCGGGAATCGACCAGGTGATTTCGATGTTGCCGAATCCGATTACGCTGCCAACCTCTGGCGGCGCAGCGAAGGTTTCACCGGCAGCTTCAGCAGTAGCAAAAGGAGTGAAGGGGGCGGCAGATAAAGTCGGCTCCCTGGTGGGAAAGTATGGCGGGACAAGGTAGCCCCGATGTTGTAGGGATGACGAGTGATCCGGACTTCCTCTCGCTTCCGGGCGAGCAGAAGAGGGATGCCCTGTTTCGCCTGACTAAAGACGCGTCGTTTAAGTCTCTCTCAAATAACGACACTGAGAGATTCATCTCCACGATTAGAGTTAGTTCCGGGAATACAAATCAGCCTGTAAGCCCCGCCGAACAACAGGCGGAAGAGGGCACACAGATTCCCAAGTATTACGGCTTTACGCCATCGAACATCGGCAAGAACATCCTTCAGTTCGGCAAGAACATCGGAGGCATGGCGAAGGATGTTATTCAAGCGACTGGCGTTCCGACCTTTGCTCCGGGAAGCCAGACTCCTCTTTCGCGCACGCCGATATTTGAAGGGCCTAATTCTCTCAAGGAAAAGTACGTCACCGGCCCCATGAAGTCGCAGTACGAGCAGGGCGTTAAAGAAGAAAGCTCCGGTAATAAGATCGTGGGACGCACCAATCAGGCACTTTCTGCTATCCCCATGGCTGGCCCTCTGGTCGGTTCTTTGATTGAGCAGGCTGGCAAAGGCGATGTGGGTGGCATGATAACGAATGCTGCACTGAATTATGCGACGATGCGCGGCCCGAAAGACTTGCCGGAAGAGGCCCAAGCTGGGACGGTCGGCATGGCAAAGGGAGGGGCGGCGGCTGAGATTGAGCGTCTAGCAAATCGCATCCCTATCGTTTCAGGACCGCTTAAGGCGAAATACGCCCAGGTCACGGACTCTTTCCGCTCGGCAGTAGCCGATTCAGTTGAGAAGGCTGCAAATATAAAGGCTGATCCATCAGACGTAGTAGGTAGCCTAGGAAAAGGCGTTGAATCGCTCGACACGCAGGCCAAGGCTATGTATAAGCCTGTTGATGAGTACGTCGCCAAGAACTCGACGGGACTGGTAAGCCAGCTAGTTCAGACGCTTTCAGCCGATCCAGATAAGCTCCGCGAGCTTCCCCCGCAAACCTATCAGAACCCTATTTCTGGACTAAAGCAGTTTCGGGACAAACTTACTGGCAAAGGAGAATCTTTGCAGCGTGGCGGCAAGGGCTCGGAGGCTTTCGACTACTTCCGGCAGGCCGATAACGTACAGCAGGTCTTGGATAAAGTTACTTCGACTCTACCGGATGACGTTAAGGGCCAATACTTAAAGGCTCAGGCAACTTACGGTCGCGCAAGGGCCATGGAGGATATTCAAGAGATTTTCGGTAAGCAGGCAAGCGGGCTACCGCCAGCAAAGCAAGCTGCGGGAACCTTCAAGCGGCCAGTAGATTTTGGCGGTCAGCAGATGGTTAAGGAATTAACGGATAGCCAGGGGCGGCTATCGCAGGCCTTTGATCCCGAAACGGCTAAGGGCATCATCGATCACGCCGACCGCATGGGAGTAGCACAGAACATTCGTGGCGGGGGCGGGGGAAGAGCAATTGGCGGAATGATGCTCGGAACGGGGATGCTCCTACAAGCCTTTCGCGGAAATCTAGCGTCGATTGGTCCGGAACTTGGAGGGATGTGGATACTCTCTAAAGTTCTCGCCACTCCGGAAGCCATGCCTCTCTATCGCAACATGCTTCGCTCAGAATCAGTTGCCCAGCAGCAGTATTGGGCTCGCCAAGCCGTACTGAAGGCTACAGGCGATAAAGGACCGGAACAATGACAACCGCAGCGACGTTTTACCGGGCCGATTACATCCCCGGAGCAAATTTAGGAAACGTAACCAGCGAGACACAGTTCAAGAACTCGCAAGGCAATCTGCTTGTTCTTACGCTCCCATGGAACAACTCTCTTTCAAATGCCAATTTCTACGTGAGAGTTTCGGGGCGCGTAATCAGCACCGTTTCTCTGAATTTCTCCGTAGCCCTGTACTTCGGAAGGTCTGCAACGATTGCTAGCAACACACAGGTCTACGCTTCGGGATTGGTAACAACGAACGGTTCGTCTAACTGGAACATTCAGACGAATCTCTATTGGGACGCCACGAGCAATGCGATCAATGGAGACGGGCAAGGGCAGATTGCCAATAGCTTTCTGGGGCGTTCGTCCATAGCGAATGTTCCTTCGGCAAGCCCTTCGCAGGCGAGCACGGCGGCGCTCACGCAGCTTGGCTTCACCGTAACGGGCACGTTCGACACGTCATCGGCAGGGAATCAGGCTTTCGTTGACAACTTTGAATTGGGGCTGCTATGAAAAAAATTTACCTACTGTTCCAGATTATGTTTCTTTGCGCGGTGGCGACGCACGGCCAGTCCGGCTCTGCCACTGAGATTAGGCACGGAGCCACGAACCCGGCAACCTGTTCCACTTCTCAGGGCTGGCTTTTCTGGAACACTACGACATTGCAGATGCTTACCTGTGTAGCTGCCAATACTTGGGGCAGTACGGGAGCGTCCATCACCTCCAACTCTCCCTATGTGTTCAACGTGCGCAACCCGACGTACGGTGCAAAGGGCGATGCTAAGTTCAGTAAGAATTGCTCGATTACCCAAAACGCATCCGTAATCAACGATACGACGGATAATCCTTGGACTTCTGCGGACGTCGGTAAAAAGATTTTCGTGACTTATACTCCCAGTGGGGCCAATGGGATACAGGGAGGAGGGGTAGCAACCATATCAGCACTAAATTCAGTGTCCCAAGTTAGCATTTCTCCCTCTACGATCATCGGCGGCATCGGCACGATAACTGGGCCATGTCTTTGGTATACGCAAGATGATTCAGTGGCGTTTAAGGCAGCCTATAACGCGGCCCACGCTTCAACTGCGGCCCTCTTGCCTGGATATCAAACCCCTACATTCAATCTTCAAAGCACAGTCTATTGTCCTCCTGGGAACTATGCCATGAGCAAGACGATGTTTAATGAACAGGAGAGTGCCTCAAATACACTTGGAGTGTCTCTGGTTGGAGATGATTGCCATATTTTCCTGACTCCAGATTTTGCTCAGGATTCTTCTGGGATAGGATTGATTTATTCAAGCAACGTCTCCAAGCAGGTGATATCCGGTCTCGCAATACACGGAATGAGTTTAACTTTCGGTGTTGGCAGTGGTGTATCTAACGGATTCTCTGGCAATGCTTCATTGGTATTGTGTAGCAATTGTAGTTTTTATGACTATGAAAATATCTTAGCGGAAAACTTCGGAAGTAACTGCAGCGCTACTTCTGGCGCTGCATTTCTGAATATCACCACACCCGGCGCAACTGGAAGGGTGGCTAACTCTTCATTTCAGAATGCTCCGCCCGGAAGCACTCTGGCAAGTCTAGTTTGCAACGGGTGTTCATCGGCAGCGAAGTTCGACAACGATCTGTTCTCCAACGCTTTTGTAACTGCCTACATTACTAATGGAGGAGGAAGGACTGCAAACGGAGGTCCTCCGTTATTCCACAACGTGCAATTGGATGAATGCGGAAATAATACTGTGGGCTGCACGCAACTTGTGGGCGCGGCGGCCATATTTGAGGGAGGCTATATCTTCGGAGACACAGGACAGCCAGCCCTTTCTGTGGATGCAACGAGCGAAGCAGATATGTCTTTTGAAAACGTTGGAGCCTTCAGTTCCGGCGGGAACGTCTGCGCGGCTACCATGGCCGCCGGGGCTAGGATTTACACCACAAATACAACTTGGCGCGGGAACGGGACCAGCGCAGCATTCTGCGGACCGGGGTCAGGTACGGCTAACGTTTACGACTTGAGTGGAAATCCGATTCAGAATTGGACCAGCACGACATGTAATAACTCAACGCCTGCAGATCCGCTAGATTGCAATGGCAAGCCCGCGATAACTGCGGCGCTGCTTTCTAGCGGCAATGTGACTATCTCATTCCCTGTCATGCTGAATGCCACTTCCCAGCTTGGTGGCACCCAGGTCGTAAACGGTACGGCCCCTACATGTACATTTACGAGCGGAGGCGGTACATCCCCGTCCTGCACGCTTGACACTGGCAGCACCAACGCTGCGGGAATCATTATTTTGACAACGGGAACCGGAGCACCAGCAGCCTCAGGCACAATTACGCTGACGTTTGCAGGGAGCATCGGTACCAATAAACCAAGTTGCATCCTAACGGCTAGCCAGAACGGTGCCGGGCAATGGAACGCGCGCGCCAGCTTTCTGGATAACACCCCAGCCGTGGCAAGTGATCTCGTAAACTGGGACAACAACGGCGTGGCACTGTCTACGTCAACGGCATATCGGGTAAATTTTGGTTGCTATGGGAAGTGATAGAGTGGTTAATATATCACTTGGTAAAGTTGAGAGTGGCAAAGTCCCCATGGTGGATAATAGCCGCGTTATCGTAGGCACGTGCCGCATCCTCTTTTGCTTCATAAAACCTAAGATGGATGGGACGTTGATGTATCTTAATCTGAGCCTGCCATTTCTTGTTGGATTTGGACCAAGAAACTCCGCGAAATCCGCTCGTATTAACAGAAATCCTCATATTGCAAGCATTTTGCGACCGCGACGCTTTACGAAGATTTTCCTTTCGATTGTCGAGAGAATCGTGGTTTATATGGTCGCCTTCCTCTCCTTTTCCGCATTTGAGAATCATTCGATGCATCCAGAGTTTGCTGTCGCTGCGCTGCGCATAAAAGCTTTTGGTGCATTTGTTCCAATAGGCGTGCCAGTTCCAATCCATAAGAGATTCGTAATCTTCGGCATCGACCATGGCAACTTGGCCTTGCGTCAGCGGGATAAGCTTGTAAGATTCATCGAGCGGCTGAACAACAGACATCCGGTCCTTCCGGCGTTTGGGCATGTTCCTACCTCCATAGGAATGTGCAGTTCAGCCGCTATTTTAGCATAGGGAAGGATTCGCAGATGCCATTAACTGACCCTCGCGGTGGTGCAGCATGGAGCGTGACGCCTTCGATTAGCGGAGTTCTATTATCTTTGGGCCAGGCAACTGACACGGTGAATGTTCCGGGGGCAAGGGTTGGAATGCCAGTTCTTGTTGCGCCAAATACTTTCCCAGGTGTCGGCGTGTTTTGGTGGGGCTATGTGAGTGCCGATGACACAGTGACTGTAGTAGTCGCTGCCCTTGTCGGTATCACCCTGACGGCTTCGACGTACAACGTGCTCGTAATCATCTAAGGGAGACACCATGAAACGAATTTTGCTCGTGATTGCATTGCTGGCCTTTGGCGGCGCGGCGAAGGCTCAAAGTGGGCATACAGCTACCGTCACATGGGGAGCTTCAACGCCTGGGCCGGGCTGCCCGGTTACGCCCACAATAGCCTATAACGTGTTTCGTGGCACGGCATCGGGATCAGAGAACGCGACGCCGATCAATCCTTCGCCGATCACAACATTGAACTTCGTGGATGGCACGGTTTCTGCGGGCATTACCTATTTCTATCAAATTCAGGCGGTGGAGACTTGCGGCACGTTCGCTCCTCTTTTGAGCGCAATGTCCGTTGAAGTCTCGGGTTCGTTTCCGGCCAATCCCGGAGCCCCCACCACCCCAAAAGTCGCCTTGCAGTAATTGGCCTTGGTGGATTCGTTGGCTAATTCGAGTGTTGGGGAAATGCCAATGACGAAGCGTAAGCTGATTGCTGGAATGCTTGCAGAAGGGCAGACCAATAAAGAAATTGCTGCGGCCCTTCACATATCTGTACGAACCGTTAAATGGTATTTGGCTGACTTTCGTTTTCGTCTTGGATTATATGGAAACGCCGATGAGCGAAGGCTGGTCGTAGCGGCAGTGCAAGGGAAGTTGGTCTAGGCGCAGCGGAGCGGCCTCAAATCTCTCTCGGATTCGACCGCTCCTCTCTGCTTAGTAGGGGCCTAGTTTAGTGTAGGGTAGGACCAGCAGATGGTGCAATACATGACATCAGTTAGCGCGAAAGGGGTGGATCATGCATCAAGTGAACTGGTGGATAGAGCTTGGACTTAGAATATGCGTGGGTTGCTCAATCGCGCATAACTTCCTACCTCCTTGGGATTTTTTGGATGATCTGCCAACGGCTCAGAAGTATTACAAGGCTCTCGTGTACATAATCGGCTACATCGCACTCAACGGTCGAAGCACGGTTTATCGCTCGATCAGCACGAGTAATCCAGAAGGGCCGAACGCTAATCAAGTTACACTTGATTCTAGTCCTGTTATCGTGAAGCCATGAGGTTTGACGCAACAATCAGCCTGGGCAACATCCTCACCTTTGGAAGCATTTTCTTTCTGGCGGTGGCTTTCTGGATACGGCAGGATGAGCGGATTAAGACTATCCAGAAATGGATCGAAATACACGAGCACGAAGCGGAGGGACGCGAAAAACTCCTGATTGAGATGGGCAAGGCCATTGTGGAACTTAAGACTTTGATAAAATTGACACGAAAATGAGGACTGCCGTGCAACATCTGCTCGCAGCGATCAATGAAATGGAGGAGAAGGTGTCCTCCGGGCATATCTCGCGCGAAGATGCCGACGCGGCCATCCAGAACCTACGCAACCTTCATGAGCGCCTTAATCGTATAGAGGAAAAGCTCAATGTCAGAGATCAGTGAATTGTCCTGGGAGCAGTATCGCTACTTCCTTACGCGCGAGCTTGAGCGCACAGCGGAAAGCCTCGACAGGATACTTGAGAAGGTCAGCGCAATTGAAGAAAAGCAGAACGCGGCTGAGTTCAGGATCAAGCTCATGGGCACCATCTTCGGAGCCTGCGGAGCAGCGGTTCTGGAAGTTATCGTCCGCGTGGGAGAAGGCATGTTTTGGAGGCACTGATGATCGCCGATCCGCAGCCTACGACTGCCGATAGTTGGGTCAAGAGCCTGCTTTTTATTGCTGGCACCGGCGTCGGGTTGCTATATAATGCGCTGCGATTCGCCATCAAAGGAACATTCGATTTGGGCCGCGATTATCAAGGCCTCAAAGCATATGGGCAAGATGTCGAACAGCTTAAGATCGGACACAAAGAGATCATGCTTCGCCTGGAAAGAATTGATGAGAACCTGAAAACTCTGCACAAAAGTTTCAATAAAATCCGCTACCGCGAAGGAGAAAACTGATGACGCTTCCCGTACCCCTGCCCCCTGGAGCTTCACTCAAGCCTAGCCACGACATTGACTGCCATGTGCGCTGGTCGGAATATGACACGCCCGCCGAGAATCGCATTGTGCAAGTTAAGACTGCCAATGGCAAGCTGGTTGAAGTGAATCAGACGACCGGCGAAGTCTCATCTACTTGATTTGCTGCGGGCCGCTCTAAGCGTTCTTGTCCTGGGATGGTGCTGCGTTCGCCCTTCGACTGAACGCTTGCGCCTGTATTTCTCTTCTCTCCTCATCGCTACGCTTGCCTGTTCGCTCGGGCTTTTCTTCGGAGAATCCTCGCAGGCTTATCTCATAACCTACTCTGCATGCACGGCCGTAGTCTGGATTCCCATGATCGTGCTCGCATGGGATTCGCTCTCTAATTATCCAGTGCCGCTTTTAGGCGTAGCGATAGGGATCCTCTGCGCCGTAGCCATCTACCTGGGCGGAGTGAACTGCTCATTCAAAGTATATGATTACGTGAATCTGATCGACGCATCGGTGGCAATGGCCTGCGGGGTGTGTTGCGGGCTAGGAGCGGCCTATTTGCCACGCCCCTATAAGGCCGTAGCACTGACGCTGATGTGCTGCTGGCTATCCTCCGCGTGCTTTGCGGTGGGCTTTACGGCGCACGTATGGCAGCCGAAGTGGATGACGGCTAACGAGTACGTGCCTACGGCAATACTGCTCATTTCCTCGCTGAATATCTCTCGGATTGTGAATCAGAAATGAAGCATTATAACGACCAAACGCCGGGGAGGCACCCCCGGCGTAGGCCTAGCAGCGGGAAGAGATGTAAAGAGATGCTGGTCCCGACAACCCCATCCTAAGTCGCCTCGGTGTTATCCGTCAATCCCAAAATCATAGAGATGCCCTAAGTTTACTGTCCCGGATTGAGCGTGAGCGTCGAACTAACCGCCGTCGAAGCAATCACCGTCAGAACATCGCTCGCCGGGAGGTTGCCACTATCGCTAGCCGAGATGGTCGCCGTGCCAGCCGAAACATAGGCAAGCTGTCCGGTCGCAGCATCGACTGTCGCAACCGCAGCATTGTCGCTGGCATAAGCTACTGTCCCTGTTGGCGGAACTTTGTTGCCGGTTCCGTTTGCTGCATCGAACTCCTGATATACCGCTTTCCCTGGCTTGTCGTTCACATGCACTGTCAATGGCATTGAGGTCGCTCCGTTTCCTGTGATGAATTTTAGTGTCGCCGATCGCGCGTGATGCGGGCGCAGAATGCGTAGCAGCTCCCATATCCCGCGCTCAATCTCGTGAAGTTCGTGCGCGATTTGCTTCTTGAACTGCCGAAACTCCTCGCGCATCTCGTGTTCCCAAGAGCCCATACGGTTTCCTTTGTAAGCTGTCTTAAGGCAAAGCGCAATCGGGTTTTACACGTAGCGCGGTATTTTCATCTGGGAGAAATGAAGAGCGGTCGCTACAACAAAAGTTGGGGGCCGCTCTTCGTTGCGCAGACCCACCCTGCGCTACAACGTCAAAGTGAACCTGCTCCTATGCGGCTCCCATCGTAGCAGGTGTCGGATGGGCCTCGCTATTCTGAGCCGGCTGTCTTGGTAGCTGCGATGCATTTGACGCTAGAGGGGCTGTGGTTAACATTGTCCATATAAGAATCATAGTTAGATTCCAAAACCCAACCCTTAGGGCATTCAAAAGTCGGGGCATTAAATATTCCCATACCAGAGGCGTATAACGCTTCGCAACCAGAGACACATTTCGGCTCAGGTGCTTTTTTATCAAGTGGCATCACCCCCGTTTCTAGCTGTGGCTACAACATCAATCTGCGGTATAGGGCGGGTGCGGCAACGGCAGATCAGGCCATACAATGAATCTCATCACTTTTTCTCCTTTCATTTTCCTACGCAGAATGCTTCCTGCCCACTGGACAGCATAAAGCTTCCATGCCCATCTCCAGTCGAGACTTCACAGGTGTCATAA